TAGATTACAAGTCCTGTACTATTAGTTCTGATTATTTCAGCATCAGTAATATTTAAACCAAGTTCAGTACAAAGTTCTAATGCTTCATCTAAATATTTATAACCTTTTAGACCAACTTTAATTTCTTTCATCTGGTCTAAAACAGATTTAATCCATTTTTGGTGTGCAATAACAAATTGACCTTTGGCTTGTTTCCATTGTATCAAAAAAGAAAATTCTTCTTTAGTACAAGCAATAGACCTATCTCTACAATAATCTCTACCAATTAAATCTAATTGGTATTTTTCGTTCCATTGTTTGCCATAACCTTTATTATCATTACCAAGATAAGTATTATTGTTGTCAACATATTTTGTTTTGTGTGGGTTGTTATCTTTACCCTCTTGTTCAATCAAAATATCTGGGTTGCAATTTTCTTGTGCTTTTAGTTCATCACGAAACAAAGCATAACCATATTCATTATCACTTCTTGAATATGAAGAATTGTTGTCAGTATCAAAGCTACCACTTAATCTAAAATCAAAATGTTTTTCTATTGTTGCGTCAACAATTTTTACATTGTTGTCATAATCTCTTTCTTCTTTTTGACCTTGATAATGAAAATGAAAACAACTATCTTTTGCAATAGTAGAAACATTTTCAAACTTATTTTGAAGATAGTAAGCTTTCTCAACATCATCTTCAGTATAATGTCGTCTAACTATTTTTTCTGCTATCTTCCACGCATTGTCATTTAACTGAATTTGATCTGCTTTCAGTTCGTCATACTTTTGTTTTTCTTGTGTATCTTCTTGTTCAAGATGTACTCGCATACGATTAGCAATCTTGTTTCGGTACTCTTGATTTAATCTTAGTCTAGTCATTGTGCCTTTCTGGTTAGTATTATTATTTTGCATAAAGTTTATTTAGCACTTGACAATAGGATAGTCAAGCATTATATTTGATTATCAGCCTCATTTGAGGATTTATCGCTGAAACAAAACTATAAATCCTAACGGGACCTACACCGGCAAAAGTAGGTAGGATCAATGACCGGGATACACAGACAACCGGTCCTGATCCCTGATCCAATGTGGCAAAGTCGGACGAAAGCCCACGCCATTGGATCTGGGATCAGTCGACGCGCCGCCGCCGCTAGAACACAGAGACTCTGGCGTTGGCTGGTCAAGTTACAAGCTACAAGCTACAAGCTTCAAGCTTCAAGCGCTTGACAACGGTTGTGGGATATGATAGGATTAATTTAGAAAGTGAGAAATACATATGACTAAAAAAACATTAAAAAAAGAATACCAGCCAGGTGGTGAAAAGCGTTACGTGATCCTGGATAAAGCGGTCCAGTACTTGAAGGATCCTAAGTTCGGCCTCCAGGGCGATAAGCAACACTTCTTGATGAAGGAGCTGGGCCTGTCAGACTCTGAGTATTTGACAGCGCTTCACAAAGCAACAACGGGAATCGATGTCTGGGAAATTAATTAATATTCGAAGCGGGCCTGAAAAGGCCCGCCTTCTTGTGCACCACTGGCGCTGGCTCGTGGCCAATGGCTATAAGCAACAAGCAGCAAGCTGCAAGCGTCAAGCGTTACAGTTGACAAGAAAGAATTATTGTGTTATAGGAGAATCAAGGAGAAAGAAATTATGAATACAAAAGAAGCATGGACCCTGGTTGGAGGGCTAAGTAAACCATCAAAGATGCCTGGCTGGTCAATTGGTATACCAGCCAAAGAATGCAAAACTGGCGGCAAGCTACAACAGGTGAAGGGCTCAGTATGCTATGACTGTTACGCCCTCAAGGGCTGTTATGTTTTTAAGGTTGTACAAGAAGCGCAATACAGGAGACTGAAGGCCATATCAAGTCCGCAATGGGTCGAAGCTATGGCAACATTAATTAATTCAAAAAAACCTGATGTGTTTAGATGGCACGACTCAGGGGATGTCCAGGATCTGGACCATCTTAAAAAAATTTATGAAGTGTGTAAACTTACACCTACAAAAAAACATTGGATGCCAACTCGAGAAGCATGGATAAAGGACCATCTCGACGGCAAGCCTGAAAATTTAGTCATAAGGTTCAGTGCGCCCATGGTTGACCAGCGGGCGCCTGTTTCCTGGCCTAACAGTTCGGAGGTTGTTAACAGCAACGCCAGCTGTCCAGCTCCAAAACAAAACAACGAGTGTCGAGACTGTAGACAATGTTGGGACGCCTCAATTAAGACAGTTTCATATGGTAAACATTAAAACAAAATTCCCGCGTGGAATCTGGATCAGGTCATTAGCTCAAGAAGGCGCGACGGCGCATGCGAAGCGTGCACCTGGTCCGGGCCTCAAGCCACAAGCTACAAGCTACAAGCTCCCTGGTCCTAAACCAATCTCAAATGCAAACAAAGGTTTAATCCACAAGCGCCAAGCCTCAAGCTCCAAGCTGGTCAAGCCACAAGTTACAAGCCTCAAGCCCCGTGGCTAAAGCTTCAAGCTTCAAGCCAAAATTCTCAAGCGCCAAGATTCCTGACCCTGGAAAAAGTTTCACGGCACCCGAACCAAGGTGCTCTACTAAGATAAAACTATTCTTCGGATGTGTGTGATGAAAAGCAATTTGATGTGGTGAAAATTTTATTTTGTTACCTTTAGTAACCTTCAACTCTACTGTGAAAAAGTGGCCAGAAGTATTGTAGCCCAATAGATCAGGAGTACCGGATAAGCTAAGATTTTCAAGTCTGTTCCAGATAATTTTAGGAGTTTTAGACTTAAGTTTTTGATATAATTTACGCTCTGGAGCCATGTGTTTTTTGGGGTAACATCGTCATTCATTTAATAGTCCTTTTGAAGTTTTTCTGGCAAGATAAGCTTTGAAGTCCTTTCCGTTTTTAACACCAAACGATGTGCACTGTGACCTGGATGACCTATAATAGGATGAACATTCTCATGAACTTCCATTCGTCTAATCTCATGTAACTTTCCGTTTATTTCTACAAAGATGACAGCGTTCTTAACTGCGTCGCTACCTTTTGTAAAACTACCTAAGAAAGTTTGCAAGTCTTGTACTCTCATGACTCTTTTTGTCTTAACTTGTGTGTTAATCTACTTATCACTTTTTGATAACCTTGCAATAAATTATTTGCGGACTCTAATTTTGAACTTAACAAACGTTGTTCCCATAATTGTTTCTTCTGCAAATCTATTAAAAGTTTTAATCCTTCAACTTGTTGTTTTAAATTATGTACTTCATCTTTCATTGTTGACTTTATAGGATAGTTACCTTAAATTGTCAACCATGGGTGTACCAAAGAGACTTACAGATATGCAAATGAAATTTGCAGAATTTCTTGTGTTTGGTGATGAGAACGGACCACTAACACAAACAGAGGCTGCATTAAGAGCAGGATATTCACCCAAAAGAGCTAGACAAGAAGCATCTGAACTTTGTAATCCAAGACAATCACCTTTAGTAGTTAAGTACATTGGTGAATTAAAAGAAGAAAGAATTAAAAAACATGAAGTAACTTACGAGGGTCACATTGCAGAACTAGGTAGACTTAGAGAAGCTGCTTTACGTAAAGGTTCTTTCTCTTCTGCTGTAAACGCTGAAGCCAATCGTGGCAAGGCAGCAGGACTATACATAGACAGAAAAATAATAAAAACTGGGAAACTAGAAGATATGTCAGAGCAAGAACTAGAAGCAAAAATGAAACAACTTTTAACCGACTACGGACAGATAATTGATGTAACTCCATCTAAAGTTTCTGAATCTTCTTTATCCATCCCCGAGGAATCATCGTCCGATCCCCAAAAGTAAAACCATCTTCATCTTTATCGTATGAAGCAAATATTTTAATATATTTTTTATTTTTTTCATACAACCAACCTTCATGAATTGGCTCTGCTAATTTCATCTTATCAAATTCTTTTTCAGTAGCCCAGCCAGAGTCACTGACACAATCAATCCACTCCACTCTAACTTTCGGATAAGGTATATCGGGAGCACCTTCAGTTACGATTCTTTTTCTTCTTTTCCTAGGCATATATAGGTTTATATCACAGATTTATTTTTTTAAAATATGCATTCGCGCGCGTGAACCGAAATTTGATGGTA